CTATTTGGCGATTTCCCTGATTTTATAGAATTCAGCATATTCATGATACTGCATTATCTTGTCTGCTTCATTCTTATCATAAAGTTTTGCTTTAAGGATTAGATTTTCTTCAAGCAATTTCAATTTCATTTTCATAAATTTAATCTTTGCCTTTTTCTTTGATTTAATATGTGAGGCCTGTTCAGCATATAATAATTTATATACTGATTCACAATGTTTTGATTTATCTTCTAAGTAATCTTTCAAATGTGTATTATGATCTTGACTTTCCTGAAATAGCTTTTTATATCGATCAGAATTATCAATGGCATCAATTATATCACTATTATTTAACTCAACACCAAAGTAATACCTTATTTCATCGTTTATTCTTCTGTTTATCATTTTAATCCTCCTGTTTACCAATCTGTTCATCAGCAATGTAGAGTTGCTCCTTAGTTTCCTGCTTTATAAAGAACTCATCCAAATACACTTGCTTTTCATCCTTTTTGTAGTGATCCCGGAGACGTTCATATTTCGGATTCTTATAATCATTTGAATTTATTTCATTCAACAGACTTACAACACCGAAGATATCAATATATGTTTTAACTGCATTTCCTGCCTGGTTTACTACAAAGTTTTTTAAGTTTTCGAGGTTATAATCAACACCCGGTTTTTTATGAAGCTTAATTTTTTCAGCACCATCAATAAATCGATCCCAGTATTTTGCTGTTTCCGCCCGGCGTTTATTTGTGTCTGTTTTGCTTGGTTTTACATAACGAAGGTAATTGTATACTACCCCAAGAAACGTTCTTGATAGTGCTTCTTTACTCTCCATGTATCGCTCGATAAATCCTTTTGCATTTTCGTTACGAAGCTGTAGCTCTATCCTGACCCAATGACGACCATCATCGTATCCACGTTCTGCAGCCTTATCATATATCCTGATCATAGTATGTGACTGTTTGCGTCCATGTTCGATCGTTGTTCCTTTACTTCCGGTGGTTATCATATAATGCTTGAATGCTGACACATAGTTATGTTTGTTCGTATCTTTTAACAGTTGATTCAGATCCAGAAGTCCGTCATGATCATCGAACGCTATATCAATCCTGGTTACATTTATGTTATATCCAGGGTTCAATATAAAATAAAAGAGACCTTCATAATCACCGTGTCCGTAACTTTCAAATGCTCTGCAACCCTGCCCGGACATTTCACACCATATACCCTGATCCAATGATCCGTTGTAATGCAGGCTGATGTTCTCATACCATAAACGGGATTGATATCCATTAGCGCCCTTCCCATCTTCCCAGTGTACACCCTCAAGCCCAAGTATTACCTTTAACTCATCCAAATTGTGGCTTCTTGTAGTGAATGAAATCCAGTCAAAAAGATAAAAACTTTTTGCGTCAATCATTACATACTCCTAATCGTTGATATTACTACGTTTATCTGCACTTTTAACAACTGTTTTCTGTACACTGTACCCCCCTGTTAGTCTTCCGGGGGTACAGGTTGCGGTGTTCGATATCCTATTGTGGAAAGCCTTCAATCATGGAAAGCTTGTTCACTCGCTGCGCTCGATCCAACCTTCCCACAATTTCAGCCTTACACACAATCTGAGGATGATCGGCGCTCGTAACTCGCCGATCAGGACGAGGGCAGCGGGTAGTGTTTTATAATAAAAAATATTTTTATCGTTTTGATCTAGAAACGAAACGCCAGGTGCATTTCATCAATTGTCACTTGCGTTTTTACTCTGGTTCCAGCTAATGGTTCAACTCCGGAGACATCATATACATTATATTGCCATGCTGATTCATATATCCGGATATCCTTGTATCCACGTTTTTTCATACGTTTTCGAAAAGCCATTACTGTAGGTTTTTGCATTTTATTATCCTTTTTTTCGAGAATGTATACCTGCTGGTAGGTATCCCCTGCAGTTTCCCGGAAAAGTTTACTTGCCAGATAGTATACTTTCGTATTTTATCTGTTTAATTTTCTGCAGGATCTGACTAAGTTCATTATAATGCTTTATATGAAAATCCTTCATTGATGTCATTTCGTTATATAAATGACTTCCCGGATCCGAACGATCAAGTTTTAATTCATAATTCTTGATCTCATTAAAGATCTTCGTAATGATATCATCCAGGGAACACTTCAACAATTCAATCTGTTCTTTGTTCAAGTTCAAATTCATGTCATTTACCTCTTACTCTTAATATCATCGTATCTTGATTGTTTGCTAGAAATATGTTTAATGTGTCCCGGATGCTGATTGATTGCCGATGATGTTCTAATGCTTCATCCAAATCAGAACCTTCGAAGGATCCATTTGCTATAGCTTCAATTGTATTTTTTGCATGTTTTTGCATCGTGTCACGGATCAATCTTATCTCTTTTCTTTTCAATTCAAGCATTTTATTCTCCTATACTTTAAATGGATTCAAACAGCAATCTATCATACTGCAATCAGTACAGATTATTGCTTCGCAGGTTGTATTTGCTCCCTGGTTGATAACCTCGGCATCCTTAACAGTTTGTTCTTGCTTATACCGTTGTTTAAGATCCTTCTGACGAGCTTTAATTTCCTGTCTTGATTTCTTTTCCTGTTTTTTTTGTGATGTTTTAAGGCCTGTTTTTCTCGATGTGCTCTGCATGGTATCATTTCGTTTTACCTCTCTTTGGTTATTATATACAGAATTCTCAGCTGAGGCCTGCCGGGCATTTTGTTCATTTTGTATATTGTAATCAGGATCCGGATCCTGCATAACATTATTTGTTCCTATAGAATCACCATGTGAGTCTCCTTCGAATAACATCATTGTGTCATATAGCTTACTGTCTTTTCGTCTGTAACGGAAAAATTGTGCTCCTAATCGTTCACGCATTCCATACCAGTATTTAATTGCAACGAAGCTATGGATCCCGAAGATGCTTATTATTAATCCCATCGTTTTATAATTATTTACTTTACGGTGCAGGATATTGTACTCAATGAAGGCCCGTATTTGTCTATCTATTAAACGATCAATCTGTGCAACCAGGATTATGTTATATCCGTAATGTCTATGTGTCATGAAGAAGTTGATCCAGCCTTTACGATCCCAGGATCCAAAGTCACGAGAGTTAAACATGATCCCGGCTTCATCAATGACTACAATACTTTGCGCTTCCTTCCCGGCTACATGATTTTGTTTTGCATATTCAATCAGGAAATCACTTGTTAATTCATCATTTTTGCGGTAAATAAAGCTTCCTGTTTTTCGTTTTCCGTTCTTTGTGATCAGATTCATGTTGATGGGAAAATTTGCGATCACAGACCGTTTACTTCCTTTTAATTGTGCTTCTATTTCACGTGCTACGTGTAAGCTCTTACCACTGCCGGGAGTTCCTGAATAAAGTGTTATCATTTTTTATTATCCTTGCTTTTAATTCTTTTCTGATAATATTCAGTTGATCGATGCAGATCTTCCGACCTAATCCGAAACACTTATAATTGCATAATTTACATATTTTATCATTGTCTAGCTTATTCTTTATATACATAACTGCAATTGTTGTACTGATCATTTCATTCTCCTGCGATCGCCAGATTATACATTTTGTTTTCAATTTTCAATCAGGAAGTTATCGATCGGTACGCATGCGGTCAGCTGAGACAATTATTTATACTTCCTGTTATATTATGATACTGCCTTTACCCACCGAAGCACTATTGATGCTATATAATAACAACCGATGGCAATCAACCAGGCAGTGAGGATCCCGGCAAGCTCTGATATGGGTAAAAAGAAGTTTATATAACCGAGAATACCGCTTAAATTGTTTGTTAAACTGTTTATTGGTGCTTCTAGCGGACAGCCCCAACCAACCTGTAATTGCTGATATCCTTCTTCTAATCCGAAGTTAAATACATTTTCCGGTGGATCTATTGGATCATCATTGAATAATATGTTTATATATTTCATCAACTTCCCCCTGTCCAGATATATCGTTTTGATACGATCATTAAACCAACTACAAACAGTGCAAGCATTGAATATCTAAATATTGTTACTTGTGTTTGAAAATCGGCAAAATCTAATACAAAAGGTTCTGCATCAATTCCATAATTCCTTACAAATGCAAAAGCATCAGCTTCTATCCTTGGAGCTTGTTGTTGTGATGACATTACAGTTACAAATCGATATACATCCCATGGAATACAAAACGGAAACATAGCAAAGATTGCTGGTGAATCCTTTGGTAATTGTTGTGTTGGTGGTTGAGGCCCGATGCTTGTTCCCGGCTGTGTTGGGGAAGCTCCTGTTCCCGGGCCACCATCCTGACATTGTGGACATGGTGGTGTACATGTTCCTGTACATGGCGGTGTTGTTGGCTGACATAATGGACAAGGTGGCGTACATGTTTGTGTGCATGGTGGTGTAACTGTGCCTGGTGATGGCATTTGTATAATGTCCGGCCACCTTATTATCTGAGGTGGTGGTGTTGGTTTTGGTTGTTCACCTGGTTTTGTTGCAGGAGGTGGAAATTCAAAGGGCCTGTTATCTTCATGTGGTGGTACTGCAATTATTATTTCTTCCTGTTCATCCCAATCTGGAAATTCTTGCGGGTAATTTGGTGTCTCTATTTCAATTATTGGTCGCGTGTCTATTATTAATGCAGAATCTATCGAAAAAGGTGATAAACCCCCCATTATTTCTGCACCACCTTGAAAAGGATCATATCTTGGTGTCGCCATATGCATCACTAATCCTCTGCTCATTTGTACAAATGATTGCGGGCCATATGTAAACGCAAATCGATAGCCTTCCCTTCCCCTTGATCCTGGAGAATCAGCATTCCCAATTCCATTTATTCTTACTCCTATCCTTGCATTATGTCCTCCTGTTATTGGAGTTACATCATGAAATGTGACATTCTGTATTATTGATCCTCTTTGGTACGTAAAATCTATTAAAGGATATCCGGCATGCCAAAATTCTGTAAGTTTTACTGAATTGTTCATTGCGGTATTATCTGCAATTAATATTGGAACAGATATTATTCCTCTGTTTGTATTTAATTGTACAGTATTTCCAGTATAACCAATTGTTGATAGATCATATTCGCCTAGATTTAAAATATTATTATCAATTTCTAATTCTTGTTTAAACAAATCTGTTATTGCGTCATATATATTTTTTCCTATTTTTACTGCATATGCTGAAAAAAATGTATCAACATCGAATTGATCAGGGGGTTCAGGTAAGTTATTAAAATCATTTTGTATATGCATTAATTCAAACCATGCTGGACTTCCCACAAAATCTGGTCTAGTTTGTATATAATGTGCTAATGATTCAGCTTGTTCCCATGATGCAAAGGTAAAACCCATTGATATTAACAAAGCTATTATTAATGACACTGTTGTTACTGTTACCACTGCGGCTTCTGCTTTTTGTGTTTCCGGATGTAATGCTGCTGTAAATAAAATCAAAACAACCAATAATATACACAGTGTCTGTTTAAATATCATTGGTATTCTATTAGTTATTTTATTGATTGTTTTCATTTGTTTTACCTTCTTTTACTTGTGCGTCCATCGTCAACGGGAACCCATCCGGCATGCCGGCACCTTCCCGTTAACGATGGCGCCATTGTTTTGATCTATTAACCGCCCATCAGCCTGCGGAATGATCTGATGCCTACCTTCACAGCGATGATTATACCGAGAACTGCCAACGCTGCCGGAACTGCAACTGCCAACATACTGGTTACGTCAGCTGTGATTGTTGTGAATCCCGTTGTTACTGCTGTTATGATTTCTGCCATTATTTTTCACTCCCTTCGCCTTTGGCATTTATTTTATTTTTCCTGTAGCACGTTCCTACAGTTCAATAATCAATCTAATGAGTAATTATTTTCCACATATTCATCGTCCTTGTCAGAATAATCGTAATCGTTCCAGTTTATACTTGTGTATTCCCAATTGTAATTATCCATTGAATCTTCAAACGTTTCATAATCATCATTATATGGATCTGATATTTCTGGTGTATCCGATGATCCATTTCCTGATCTTCCTAATAACAACACTTCTAAAAGTTTTACACATATTATTATTCCTGCAATGATTCCGATTATTGGCATTAGTGAAGGGATCATGGAAATAAACATAGATATTACATTGTCCAGTATTCCACTAAATGCATCTGCCATTATTGCTGAAATATCTAATGTATCCATGATTACCGTCCTATCATTATTTTTACCAGTGCCCTGAATGCTGTTGAAATCAGCCAGGACATGAAGCCGAAGAATATTGTTAATCCAAAACCTGCTACCATTGCTGTTATTATTATTTGTAAATCAATCATTTGTCGGTCTCCACATCGTCATGAAGGTTAATCCCACTAATGCTCCGATTGCCATTATTAACAAAACCGCTTGCGTGTCTGATTGTTCCTGTATTGCTTGTTCAAGATCTGTTGTATCGATTTCTACTGTTATATCTGGTGGTGGTATTGTACTCCATGGTACAACTGTAAATTCTGGTTTTGGAACCGGATATATCGGGAATAATGGTGTATCGTTCCTTTGTCTTATCCATTGTTGTTCAATAAACAATGTTTCATTATCAATTCTTGTCATTGCTACTTGTGCACCAACTGAATTTACTACTTCAACATCCATCGAAAACATATTTCCCGGCTTTGTTCTAATATAAGTTTCATACTTTAGTTCTATTGATGCAGGCGGTGCAGGCAACACTTCATCTAGATCTAATACCCGCTTGTTTCCGTTTTCAATGATAAACATTGTCATACTAAAGTTATAATGATCACTATTGTTATAAACTCCAACGTTTTCAACTGTATGTCTTATTGTTGCACCTTGAAATGCTGTTGTAATTGTTAATTTTGTTATTACATTAATAGTTTCCTGTGATCCTGCTTTTTGTGACATAGATAAAATCATTGCAAGAATCATAAATACTGTTGTCATAATTTTCATAATCATTTTACCTATTGGAAACGGGGAAGTTTATTAATCCTTCCCCTTCCATTTCATTTTATGCGAGATCTATTAGTTCGAGTTTTCCACCTTTGGTATATTGCACTTCGATTTTATCGTTGATTTTGATTGCCGGGGGTTTTCCGTTTTCGATTTCGTTCCAACTCATAGTATCAACCGTTGCACCTTCTTCCGGTTTAAGCTTGCTGGCTTCTAAAACACAGTGATATTTTGTGTTTTTTACTAAACCATCACGACCGTTGAATTCTGTCCTTTTGATACCAACTATTTGTGCGATCATAACCTGTCCCCTTTCATTTTATTTCAACGCTTTATAGCGATTGATGCAATTATTCTAATTATATGGTACATCAGTCTCAAACTCTTTGAAACTGTTCGCATGATCCCTTTCAAGCTCTTCATTTGCTATTATCTTCTCCTCTACCCGGTCAACTATCCTGTGTGCTATTTTTTTTGATATACTTAGCATGTAAAATACTGCTGACATATATCCTAAGGCGAAAAATATTAATAGATAGATGATTAATGATATTAGTTCCATGCTTTTTTTCCCTTCTTGTGTTATATTTGTCAT